AGGGGATGCACCCATAGTACGACTAACTTCACCAGCTCCAGTGCCAGCGGCACCTGAGACAGCTCCACCTAATGTACCGAATGGGAAACCACCAATTAAAGTACCTACACCAGCTCCAATACCAGCACCAACAGCTACATTTTTAAGACTAAAGTCTTGTGGTGCTGTAGGATCAAAGAAACCACTAGGAGTGGATTGTTCAACAGCAGAATCAACTGTAGCTAAATCAACTGTAGGAAGGCTATCAAATTGATCGAATGGATTCCCTCCTGTAGTAGGAGTAGTTGTTTCTAAATTATCAAACGGATTTGCTTCAGCCATGCTTAATATCCTTCAGGTAAATATCCATACTTAGCTTTAAATGCAGGAGCTAATGATCTATCACTTGCTAATTTGTCTAAAGCTGCTTGAGGTGCTTTCTCAGGAATATCCTTATCAGATCCATTTGTTTTTAACCAATCTTTAAATTTAACATTAGGATTCTTCTTAGAATATACACTAAATTTAGCTACATCAGCTCCAGTAAATGGAATAGCTGCTTTAACTTTCTCTAGATTAGCTTTAACTAATGCTTTTTGTTCATCAGATAGAGCTGGGTTAGCCATAGCTGCTTCAGTAGCTGCTTCAGCAATCTGACGAAGTTCACCCATCTTTTGTATTTGAACAACATAAGGTTGACCAGGTTTAGCAATAAGAGCATTCTTTAGATTATCTAATTGAGCAATAGTTGTTCTTCTACCAGCATTTTGCATAGTACCAATGTTTTGTATCACTGGAAGCATAATGGATTCATATTGACCAGCTTCTGCAGAAGTAATAGTATTACCAAATGCAGCACCAGTAGCTGATAGTAAACCAGTACCTTTAAGGTTAGTGAACACACCTGCTGTAATAGGAGATACACCACCTTGAGTTAAGATGTTTAAGTTAGAAGTAGCAGGTACAAGCTCAGCTGAAGATGTTACGAAGTTATTTGCATAACCTCTTTCAAATACAGATGTTTTAGTTCCTTTAGGATTAAGACTAGCTTTTAATTGCTCTAGTTCTTTTCTATTTTCTTGTCTAATAGCTTCTATTTCTTTTTTATCTGCTTGTCTTTCTTTAGCTAATAGAAGTCTATCTTCATGCTGCATTTCCATGCGTTTAATTTCCATATCTCTCCATGCTTGTTTATCAGCAGAAGTTTGTAATAATGGAGCAAGTTTTTCAGCAGGTAAATAAATTGAAAGTGTGTTGATAATTTCTTCAGTAGTTGGAGTTCTACCCTCTTTTGCAGCTGTAGTATTTAATTCTTGTAAAGCAGTCTTAGCATCTTGATCTTGTTTTAGATCAAATTCTTTTTGCTTAATAGTAGCTTGTTTAGTATTCCAATCAATAATCTTAGAAGCACCTTCTTCAGCTACCTTAGCAGCAACATCAGGAAAACCTGCTTCTGTGAACCTCTTTTGAAGAGTAGGATAAAGAATATTAGGGTCAGAGACACCTGAACCTAGTTCTTGTTGAGTAGTTTGTAGCACTTTGTAAACATCATTGGCTCTTCTAATCTCAGGATCTTGTGTGCCAAATAAAGCATTAAGACCTTGACCAATTAATGTGCCAACACCTGCTCCAGCAGCAGCTCTAGGACCTTGAGCAGCATAAGCTTTTAGTAGATCAGCTTGTTGTTGTCTTCTTTGAGTTTCTAACTCTTGTGGAGTAGGTCCAAATAAACTAGGTACGATTCCAGCCATAATTTTTCCTTAATTAATATCTAGGTAGTCTAATTCCACCAGTAAATGCACCGCCACCACCCCCACTTGAAGCAGGAGTACTACCAAATAACCCACCAAGCCTACTGAGAGGATTAAACGCATTAACTGTTGAACCAATGAGACCACCCCAAAAGCCAAGTCTATTAGCTTGATTTTGAGCTTCAATTTGAGCATTCACTTGATTTACACCAGTTACATTCTGACCAGCTTGTAATGAGTATGGAATATATTGTGAAGGAAGACCTGCTATGTTAATACCAGTTCCTAATAATCCAGCTGCAGTTGTTAATGGTGCAGTTGCAAGTTCTTGACCTGTTCCATAGATACCTAAAGCATTTCTAAGGTCATCAATCTGTTGTTGCCTTGCTCTATCTTCAGCACCTAGATAAATATTTCTATTAGCTTCTTCTCTTGCTTTAAATAAAGAAAATTGCTCAGGGTTAATATAACCACCACTAACTCCAACACCAGCTCCTGTACGACCTTGTGAGAATAATGTATTAGCAAGTCTAGATTCTTCTTCAGCTCTTTGTGGTTCCATACCAGCAAGCACTTGATTGTAGTACTCTCTCGTCTTAGCACCAATATCTGTACCAGCACCTCTAGAGAATAAACCTTGTCCCATCTCAGAAACATCACCAGCAAAGCTTAATTGCTCTTCAGAAGGTAGGGCTCTTTCAGCAGCAGAGGTATATAAATTAAAAAACTTCTGTAATTCAGGCGATAATGATACACTAACACCACCAGCACCTGAAGGTGTCACTGTGCCATACGGAGTGGTTATTGGTGATGCAGCATAGTCAGGGACTTTAGGAGCATCTTTACCACCGAATAATTTTGATACAAAACTCATATTAAACCTCTGTTTTTATAAAATTAATAACATTTTCATTTCTACTTACTTCCTTAAACCCAAGTCTTTCTACGAACTCTTTTGTTTCAGGAAAAGTAGATGTTTCAGCTTTTCCATATTTTAAGATTATATTCTTACATAATCTTTTATACATTTTCATTGGAAACCACTTACCTTTATACTCAGGAAGACATCCACAATGGATATTATTCCCTTTAGTCATAAACAAAGCTACTACTAAATCATTCTTATAAACTGGGTAATATTCCCAAGTTAAGGCTTCTTCAATAAATTCCTTTTTATATTCTTTAGGACTTCCATAAATCCTATAAAGAAGATTTACATATTCTATCTTACTCATTAACTCTTCATAATGTAGCATAAAGCATAATATGGAGGTAAATTAGCATTTGTACCACTAGAACCACTTGTATTAATAGAAATACCTGTTGTGGAAGTAGATGTAGTATTTGCTGATGAACCTGATGGATGTGTTCTACCACCTCCACCTGAAACATCACCAAGGTAGCTACTACCTGTTGTCCCTGTTGTATGGCTATGACCTGAATCAGTCACAGTATGGGTATGGCTAACTACTATAGCATCTGCACTACCACCAGTAGCTGCAACTGCATAAGTAGAACCAGCACCAACTACAAACTTATTTCTTAAATCAGGAGTACCACTTGTACCATTACATAATAACCAACCACTAGGGATTGTTGCCGCTGATCCTGACCAAATAGCAATTAAACCTGAAGGAGCCCCACCATTTGTAATTGCTGTTGTTACAAATTCTGTAGTAGCTAATTGTGTTGTATTAGTTCCTGAAGAAGCTGTTGGAGCTGTTGGAGTACCAGTTAAAGCAGGAGAAATACTATTAGCTTTACTATTGACTGCTGTTTGTAAAGCATTAAACTCTACATCAAATTCAGAACCTTTAATAATTTTAGCTGGATCTCCTGAAGCTAATGAATCCTTTGCTAAGAAGTTAGTTGCCTTGGTATAGTTTGCCATTATATCATTTTCCCTGTTTGTAAATAAACATCTATTTTTTGAATAGACACTGGATTATCGTTAATTTCTGATTCAACTCCAAATTGAATTACTTTTCCTGATCCACCTAAAGGTACATAAATTGTATTAACACCAATACCTACAGAAGAATATTTAGCAATACCATACTCAAAAGTAGAACCAAAAGTACTATATATTCCTGAACCTAAACTTCTATTAATAGGTTGTGTAGTATAGTTTAATGTATAGTCATATCCATATTTAAATGAAAAGTCTTGATCACCATTACCTATAATTACTAATGATGCTTTTTTAAGCATCTTATTCGTTGTAGCACTTCCTAAGTCGGAACTAGATGTATAATATTGCATATTATATGTTGTAGTACCATCTAAGTAACCATTGTATTTAGCAATCTTACCTGGAAGACCTATAAATAATTCTCTATCCTCTGTAGAACAAAATGCTGTATAATTTGTACCAGCTGTATTATTCCATAATGTAGTTCTAGCAGCTCCATTTTGTAATGCTTGTCTTAGGTCAAAATAAACCATAACTTTAGAACCTGGGAATGTTAGAAGATAGAAAGCATCTTTCTCATAATATGCACTTCTAATATTTTCCACAGTTTCAACTGCTAAGTATCCTACTAAGTCATCTCTAATATTTAAAGAGAGTTCACGAAGAGGCATTGTATTCTCTTGTACTGTTCTATTAAAGCTTCTTACACCACTCTTTGATAAGAAGATTAAATCAGTACCTGTACTTTGTACAGAATCTCTAGCAACACATCCTACACCTACCACCACATCAGCTAAAGTCATTGTAGAAGGATCATTAGCACCTTGATAGATAACAATGTGATTCTTACAGAAAACAACTAAATAACTATTATGATAAGCTAGTGCAGTAATCTCATCGTTGTTACCAACAACAGAACTAATATCAATAATTCCTGAACCAGTGCCAGTAAACGCTGCTCCATCTAATAATCTACTATAATAAAGAGTATGTTTATGGCTAGTCATTCTAGCTACCCATATTCTACCAAAGGCTGCTAATGCACAGTCAGGGTCAAATGTAGAAACACCTGATGGCTTACTACCATAATCACCTACTCTTTGAAAGATGTAAGGACCTGAGTGAGATGTCTTTCTCCATACTAATAATGGATTACCAATTTGTGCTGCAAAACCATAAGAAGAAGCAGTTGCACTACTACCTTCAGCTAACGCTGCAAATTGCCATCTATCATCTGTAGGGGTAATAGGGGCATTAGTTGTTTGGTCTGCTGCTTTAGGAATGTGCTCTGTTAGAGTCTCAGTTCCTGTAAATAATTTACCACCACCAGCAGATAGATAACTAATCGTACCATCTATCTCTTTAAATTCAAATATAGATCCAATAGCTTCATTATCAGCTAATGTACCATTGTTTGTAGTAACAGCATCCCAACCTTTTCTAGCACCTAATCTACCATATTTGTCAATGATACAATTAGTAGCAATAGAAGCATAACCACTCTCAAGTGTAACAGAGGAGTCTTGGGTATTTAAACCCATGAATCCAGGTGCAGCTATAGAAGTAGTTTTTAATGTTCCAGCCATTATTGAGGATACCAAATAGTTTCTTCAGGACGAGTACCAGCTTCAATTGCAATTAAATCTGCTAACATATTTCTGTAACGCATTTCTTGATCTTGGTTTCCACCATCCTCACCTCTTTCAGCAATTGCTCTTGCAAGAGTACCTTCAATAAGAAGTGTGTAAGGTATTTGTACTACTTCAGAATCTGTAGTTAAATCATCTTGTGGCATCACCACATTAAAACGAATTGTGTAAGCTGTATCAGGTACAGGGAATAAGTCAACTTGTGTATCACCATAAGTGGTTACACCGTTAAAGTTATAGTAGAAAGGACTTCCCTTTTGTACAGGAACCATCAATAGGTTTGTTTCAAACCATCTACTATCTCTTGGCTGTAAAAAGACATTGTCTGTATCGTTTACAACATTAATAACTCTAAAACGAGTTCCAGCACCACGAAGCACATAGTTGAAGAGATCAGGAGCAGTCGTAGCTGTAAGAGTAGTTCTTAAAGTTGACCAATTCCAAGCATCTTCAATTTCTCGCTTAGCGACATTAACTAAGTCACCAATCAATGAGCTATATGAATTTTCATTCACAGAAGCCACTGTAGGTTCCCTTAATCTTTTTAAAACCTTATTGACAATTTCTAAATAAGTCATGTGTTATTTTCCCAGTATATACAACAATTATACCATAAGAATGGTTATTTGTCAACTAATTTATTACCATTTTACTTTGTCAGCCCAATATGCCGCTGACATCTTACCTTTTGCTATGTTCTTAGCGTGTCTTGCTTTAAAAGACTTTTGTCTAGCTTTCTCAGAAGCTGTCTTAGGGGCAGACCCTGCACCACTTACACCTTGTTGACCAAATCTAATTAACTTTTCTTTTTCACCTACTTTAGCAACCACTGCATGGCTTTTAGTAGGATGGCTTGGAGTTCTCTTTGGTTTGTTAAACCCACTAAAAGTTTCTTTGCCTTTTTTAATCATTTCTTCCTCGCTGTTTTAGCACTCTGTTTAAATGCTTTAGCAGTGGGAGCACCTTTAGCCCCCACCTTACGCATCTTCTCACCTGATCCTGCTGCTATTCTTTTACGCTTAGCATGAATGTTAGCATAGAGTCCTTGCTTAGTAGCCACGCTTTGCACCAGTTTTTTTAGGTTTAGAAACCATTTTCTTACCAGCTTTCTTTGCGTACTCTTTAGCTTCTTTCTTACCTTTTTCTGAGTAACTAAATTTTTTCATTCCGACCATTGGCATAATTATTTACCTTTCTTTTTAGACATACCAGCTTGTGATAGTGCAATTGCAATAGCTTGCTTTTTAGATTTAACAATAGGACCTTTCTTAGAACCAGTATTTAAAGTACCTGCTTTAAACTCACGCATGACTTTACTTATTTTCTTTTGTTGCCCCAGTTTTGTTGTAGGTTTTTTCATTTAAATTCTCGTCTTCCTTTGTTATCTATAATTAAAGCTTGCTTCCTTGGTGTTGCTCCTTTAATAGTTGGGATAGAAATATGTATCCAACTATCAAATTCTAGTATAACCTGATCGTAAGGTATATTAGCATCGACAATGGCTCTGACCACAGCATTAGGAGACATTCCCTTGACATTAAAGTCAGCTGCACATCCTTCACAATGTTGTGATGTTTTACTTCCACCCACTGCTTCATTAACTTCCCTCGATCTATATCCTGAACTAATCAGGAGTGGTTTATTAAATAGTTTACGCACTTGCTCTAAAAAGAATGCAAGTCTTTCTAAGTTATCTTTTACTTTAGGAGGAGGAGTATTATCTATCCCTCTTCTTGCTGCTATTTGACTGAAAGTAAGTTCTTGTAAGTTAAAATTAGGACTTAACTTCATTTCTTCTTAGCATAAAATAGACTACGTTCAGCAAACAAATAGAATCCTACAGCACTTGCAAAGTTATCTACTTCAGGAGTAGAGGTACCTTGTAGGTGCATAATTACCCATGTAGAAAGCACAAGAAGCCCTATAATAGGTCTCATTAATCTAACAATAGCTTCTACCCATAGGTAAGATGGATTACCTCCACCAGCTTCATTCATGACTTTAAAGAACTCTAAATCAATCTGCTTCATTTGAGCATATTGCTCTATGGTAGCTGGTTTAAATTGATCAGGAGCTACAAATCTATTAATGAGTGACTTACCTAAATCTACTGCTAAAGGTCCTAATGCTGCTAATATCGTTACTGGATCCATTATTTCACCTCTACTGGATAAAATCTATCTACAGGAAACTCACTAAAGTCTCCACCTTCCCATTGAATATTAATTAAGTTTCCGTTAGGAGACCAACAAGCTTTCATTACTTGCTTATCTATTCTTTGAGCTACAGCTCTAAATCCTTTTGTAGGACATTTCTCTTTAGAGAGAACAATACGAACATTCTCATTATACTGCATAACCATATACTCTTCTGCTTCAGCTTTATGGATGTAAAATAGTGTTGCTAATATTAAAAGTAAATATATTAAATGTTTCATAGTGCCTTTCTATCAAAACCAAATAGTTCACCTATTATTTCTGCCTTCTCTCTAAAACTCTTTCTATGTACATTATAAGAAGGATCTTTATCTAAATAAAGTTTTAAATGAATCATCTCATGTGCAATAGTAGTTACAACTGTTATAAAATGCTCTTGGTGTTTTGTACCAATAACCATTTTAAATGGCTTCATGTGCATCTGACCTAGTAGGTCTATTTTATGGTCAACTACAAACTTAATCTTTCGAGATGAAGGAAGCTTCCATGTATTAAATGGGTATATTTTTGTTAGCATCTCATAGATTGCTCTAATAGATGCCTCAGTAATAAGCTCTTTATTTGATTGACCAACCATGCGACATAGCCCACATATAAACTAATGCCGCTAGAGCTATAGCCCCAATACTACGAAGAGACCATCTACCAAACTTGGTAAATTGTTTATCTAACCACTCTTCTAATGCCTCTTTAATGGCTTCTTTTTGTTGATCAGGAGTCATTATTCTACCTCTGCTGTTGTTTCGTTAGAAACTAAATCCCAAGTTAAAGTTTCTTCGTTCCAAGTATATCTTTCACCATCAGTCGGATAGTCAACTGGAGCTTTCCATTGTGCTGTTGTTTCATCTAAAGTCCATGAAGCAAATGGTTGTGGTGGTATGAAAGCATCTAAAGTAGCATCATACTTGTAACCAATACCTGCATAATTTTTACGGATATTACCATTGTAAGATGTTTGCTTCCAATTGCCACCAAGTAGGTTAGTGCAGAACGCAATACCAATTGCTTCGTTCTCTACACCGTCTTTGTCTGCTGTGTCTTGGTTAGCAACAACAATTACTTGGGTAACTATGTTTTCTTCGTTAATCATCGCAAAGTGCGCCATCTATTATGCTCCTATAAATTTATTATGTTTCTTCATATTTTCTAATGCAGGTAAGTATTGTAAATTACTTTCTACATGAAGTCCTGATACTAATTTACCTCGTAAAGGTATTATATGGTCTACATGATAACCTTCAGGTCTATTCACATATATTTCCATAATTTTCTTTAGGTTAGCCCATTTAGGTCTTTGTCTAATTTCTGCAATCTCTCTTAAACGACTATGATATCTTGCATAACCTCTAGTTCTTGACAAGCCATGTTTAGTATTAATTTTACCTTGTTTAGCAGTTGTTTCTTTTCTAATACATCCACAAGACTTTGTATGACCACTTCTTAACTTTTTACCTTGAACTGATAATGTATTACCACAGTCGCATACACAATTCCATACGGCTCTTGTTTCTGTATTTTTAGCCCTAGATACGATAGTTAATCTACCGTATTTTGTGCCTAACATATCTATAAGTTTACCCATCAGCGTGCATTAGAACTCTTAAATGGGTTACTTGCAAAGCAAGCATAGATGTATGTAACTCCATTATCATTGTATCCACTATCTGTATTTCTAACTTTAAAACCATTAGAAAGAATATCAACTCCATTGTAAGTAGTTTCTGCACTACTAGCATTTGGAAGTAAATAATTGTTTGTAGAGTTATATCCTAATCTAGCTGTGTCTATTAAAAACCAAGATGCAGTTCCTGTGCTTTTAACTAATATCCATTTAGGTTGAAAATTTGTAAAAACAAACGGACCATCTGTAGAACCATTACCTGTGTAAGAGCCAAAACGACTAAACCCTGCTATTTCTGCCCAAGCATACGCAATCATTAAACTGCCACCGTTATTTGTTTCACCATTTGCACCTAAACTAATAACAGTTGAAGTTGGTGTTGTATTATTCCATGCAGTAGAGTCTGTTGTTGTAGCAGAAGTATCATTTAAAGCTAAATATCCTGTATTTCCTATACTTGCGTGATAAACACGCCATCCACGAGTTCCACCACCATAAGTTTTAACAATAACCATTTTAGGCACAGCACCTAAACCATGTCCTATGGTTGCATTAGCTTGAGTTCCTGTAAATTTAATAACACTAAAACCAGCAGTTGTATTTACAGATACTGTAGTGGTAATAGAACCTGCAGTATTAGATGATCCACTAGATTGACCAGCTTGCCATTGCCAGCCTACATAGTTATCACTTGTGTTATTAACATAAGAACCTGCACCAGCAGAATTAACTGCAAAACCATTAGAATTTAGTGCTGTTACAGTATCAAGTGAAACTACATTTTCTGCTGCTGTAGTATTAGAAAATAAACGACCATAATAAGGATTACCACCTGAAGTAAATGTTCCTCTTACAGAATCAATTAATACATTATCTACTGCGGCAGTTCTATCTTTAATCCATACAAAATCAGGTTTAAATTGAGCATTATTTACTACAACCTGTCTAGAACCATTACCTGTATATAGCGTTGCATCCATATACTTATTACCCTGTAATATAGTAGGAGTAGGTAGGTTATATGTGTTTAGTGCTACATAGCCTGTAGGAGGTGTGTATGCAAATGGTCGTTGTCCGAAGTTTACAATACAATTACCAGTATCAAAACTTATTGCTGGTGAAATATTACCTGTAATGCCTGTATATGCTGCTACTGCATTTGCCCATGTTTGATTAGTAGAACCACTACCATTAGCCCAAGAACCACCAGCTCCTACATATAATGAACCTGTATCTGCATCATAAGCAATAGTAACAACTGTATTTTGTGATGGAACAGCCATATACGGTGAATTTGCACTATTATTAAATTTTCTACCTGAAAATGTATAAACAGAATAACCTGTAGACAATTCACCAACAGAAGAATTTAAATTTGCTAATGACTCTTGATTTGCAATCACTCCTACCATCATAAAATTAAATGTTTGAGTAGGAACTACAGCTTCCCAATAATATTTACCTGTTGATGGTATATTCATTGTTCCAATAATAGAACCAGCATTACTTGTGCAAGTAAACTTTAAATTACCTTCTGATACAGTTACAGTTGAGCCAGAACCAGCACCAAATCTTAATGGATTAAGTGTGCAATAATTAGCCACAGTCGCACTTGTATTAGTAGGGACATCAGTCATAGCATCATAAGTGACACCTGCTGTTAAGCTAATGTTGTTAGTTGTCCAATTATTACCGTTACCTGAACTATCATTA